GACTGCTGATTGACATTGCCCGTACTGAGTAAATTCTTTTGTAAATTGTGAGTAGCGATAATTTGACCTGTCTCCATTCACCTCGCCAATAGCTGGTTGTAAATTATGCAAATCGCCTTCCATTGTGTTGAAAGTCACGTCCTTTTTACACTCTTTACGTCCACCGTTTCGCCAGCATTGTAGATGACGCCCAAAATTTTCCGCAGGCATGACATGCTCCCATTCGATGCGAGATGCGCGCGCCTCATTTTTCCTCGGTGTATAACCGCATTTACTGAAATCTACAGAACCTTTTTTACCGTCAAATGAAAACTCACAACCGCAATAGAATGTGGTTTGCTCTGGGTTGGATTTATAGATTTTAACTAAATGAGTTTTAGCACTGTTGAAATTTTGCTGATATGCAAATGTAGCAGTAGAAAATAAACAAAAAGCTAATAAAAAGTAATTCTTCAAGGACTTCATTTAAACCAGTAAAACTAGAAAAATATTTAAATTTTTGAATAAATAAGTTGACTTTTAAAGTAGGTTAACCTATAATTATAACCATCAACAGGGAGTTGATAAAGTAAACCCTCAGCTTTCGATGAGGGCTTAAGGAGAAGTAAAATGAAATCTAAAATACTCATTTTAATTCTGCTACTTTTGATAAGCTCGCCAGCATTCTAAAGTAGTTCAAAGGAGAGGGAAACCTCTCCGATGACCTTAAATATATCAATTGACACTTAATAAATCAAGGTGATTTTATGGCAAAATCAATAACAGAAATTCAAGCAAAAAGCGACCAAAAACGAGGAGTTAAAGTAAAAGGTTTCAAACTACACGTTGACGATATCGCATTAATTGAACAAGCAAGTAAAAGCCTAGATATACCACAAGCTCAACTTATTGTTGATGCTGTTAAATACTATCTTGATAACAAAAAAGCCTCTTAATTGAGGCTTTCTTTTACTGGTAATACAAATGAAAAATTTGATAATAAAAAAGCCCTGTTATCTCTAACAAGGCTTAAATCCAACTATTCGCGTAGAATATAGCACATTTATATCATGCGCCATATAGTAAATCAAGCTTTTTTAAAATTAATTTTCATTTGCAGAATAAACAATGTAAAAACGTGATTTTAGATAATCTAAACACCATTTAACGCGGTTTAACGCTTGGTAATGAGTTAATCTATAATTTGTCAATTTTTCAATATAATGAGCGATCTCCCGTATATGATGCCCATAAACATAATAATTTACTGCAATTTTAATAATTGGGTTGTTTTTTCCAAACGTTTCAATCAACAAACGATCGACTTTCATAGCTTCATCATCACTAAGCCCTTCCACCTGTCGATGTTTCATTGACGCGATAATGTCGCTGGCTTGTTGAAAAAGGCTTTCTCCTCTATAGCCTTGCTTGTATAAATCATCAATAATATCAACTAATGCTGTATTACTAATTTGATGCGATGTGATCATCATTTTTGCGATAACATTCTCGTCACGTTCTCTGATATCCTCATATGACCAAGCGCCCCAACCTGTCAGAATATTTTCAACGACTAATTGTTCGTAACTAGTTAATTGAGTTCCTTTTCCTAACTGTTTTTTATTTTTCAATTGAACTAATGGACTATAACTGTTTTTGTTTTTGATAACTTCATCATTCAGTGTTTTTTTAAATCGAGCAACTGCTCTTTGTGCTAATTTTTCACTAGTATAACGCCCTAAATGATAATGTTGGCCGTTTCGACAGACTATAGCTACCCATTTATGATCTGATGCCGAATAGTGAACGCCTTCTGATAATTGAGGTTTTGGAATTTTGCGTTCAACTGCCCTAATTTCTTCTAAATTGGCAAATCGATTATCTGCAATATTTCCATTTTTATGCTGTATTTTGCGCTTTGGCCATTCATTAGTTACCAGAAGCCACGCCAGCCGTTCTGCAGCATATTTACGACAATTTACAGTAATGAATAGATAACCATTTTCATCGTGCGAACCTTTAACGTGAACACCTTCTTTATAGGTTGATGTAAATATGCCCGTTTTTGGATCGTAGTTCACTGCCGTTTTTAATTGCTCATGCCGTTTATTCGCGCCTACCCGATTATTCGCCTTTCTACCTAAATGACGAAATGAATTAGCGGAATTTAGTGCATGTTGTTTTATTGACTGCTCGATTTGCTCAGTTTTAATCATTTAATAGTCCCAAAGTTAACCGACTTTACTTAAAAATACCTAATAACACCGCTACTAATGCCGCTAACATTAAAAATTTAATGACTATGTAAAATTCCTTTGCGTATATTTCCTGTTTTACTAATGCTCTATATTGATACATCTCATCCATATCTAATTACCTCGTTCCTGACCATTCATAAACTGTTAGCCCGTGTATTAACGCATCATTGAAATCACCGCGCTCCGTCCATCTAATCGTTACCCGTTTTACATCATTGTGAATAGACAATAGATTTTTATTAGCACACTCAAACGCTGCAGCATGACCAGTTAAATTACTGTCTGTATCTGCAAATATAATCAGATGATCTACTCCTGCAGGTGCTATGAATTTTTTCAAAAATGCAGCACTTATAATAGACCAGGTATTACACCCGTATATTTGATAGCACGATAGTGCTGTTTCGATACCCTCCGCGATACCGAGTGTTGACGATACGGGAAATAAACGGATAGCTACCGATTTAGCGTAATCAAGATAGTTTTGTGCTTGTAAACTATTTAATTTTTTTGGAGCTGGTACGTTGGCTTTTCTTTCTCCGTCCAATAATGTTCTATGCAGATAACACACGTTACCGTTACTATCTGTAGCGAGTGAATAAATCGCGCCATAAATGTGTTCGCCCATTTTTTCGGATGCTGAATATTTTATATTTTCAAGTTTCGGGGGTAATGTAATATGTCTGCTGTTTAGGTATTTTTCACCACTGGATCCCGTTAATTTATCGATAGAGTTAAATTTATTAATAACTCGTTCCCGTAACTCGTCAACATTATTGTTTAATGGTTTTGGCTGATCATTATTTGCGTATGAATTACCTATCAAATCATCAATTTCACGCGCTAGTGTTTTAAAATCTTTCTGCTGCGTTTCTTGTAGTAATTTCCAGATATCGCCCGACCCACAACTACAAATCCATGTGCCCCGATTTTCCCTATTATCTATTCTGAATTTCTTTTTTTTACCACATAATGGACACTCTCCATGATAATGGTGATTACCAGTTATTGGTGGAAGTTTGTAATATTCCAACACTTTCGGGATGTGATATTTAATTGCGTCAACAGTTCTCATGCAGTAGCCCTTTCTGCAGCACGTTTAGCTTCAAGTATCCTTGCGGTTAAACTTGATATCTTGTTGGTGTTTTGACCTCGCAATTCATCAGTAGCTAACGATAGTTTTTGCTGTGCCGATGTAGTGGAGGATCGGCTTTTGGCGTAGGCAATTTGTTTGCTTAAAATGAAATTTCGAACTTCTGGACTGATTTCTTGTAGGCAACGGTTTAAGTTTCTTGGCCACACTCCAAATTTGCTCTTATACATATGGGCACACCATCCGTCACTAAGTAATTTACCCTTTGTCTGAGCAACTTGATGCTGATAATACAAAATTTGAGACCACCACGATTGTTTTTCTATCTGAGAATAGACACGCTTGCCCTTGCTAATTTTCTGAATATTTCGAGTTTCGTCTGTTTCGACGTCCTCATTTGCTAATGGCTCATAACCGCATTTAGGACAGGTATAAACACCGAGCGGTTTCATAAACTTACATGACGGACATTCCTTAGGTTTTTTCTCTACCTGTTTGCGCTCCTGGATTAAGTTAATTTTCATCCCATCATCTTTGTTAGGTAAGCTGTTGTATTCAATGTCATCAGGAAATCCTAATCGATGAACGGTACCACTATGATCAAATATAATGCATTTATCCTTACCTTGAGCCGTTCTTAATCCTCTGCCAATGCATTGGACCCATCTGATTTCCGATTTAGTGGGACGCGCATAAATAATACATCTAACATCACTGTCAAAACCTGCAACCAGAACACCTACATTTACAATAATTTTCGTAATGCCTCGTTCAAATCGTTGTATGATTAATCTACGTTCATCAGTGGGAGTGTTTGCGGTCATAACCTCCGCTTTAATACCTTGTTTTTTGAATTCTAGTGTTACAAAATTTGCATGTTTGACATTAACGCAAAAGCAGATGGTTGGTAAATTTTGCCCGTTTTCCAGCCAGTTTTGCACTAAATTCCCGACAAGATCCGCATCTCCCATAATCTCACCAAGCTCATCCTCGTTATAATCTCGTCCCATAATTGTGTTGCTTGACTTAACCTTATCAAGATTTGGTTTTGTAGGCGCGTAGAATTCATAAGGACTTAGTTCACAAAGCTGTATCAACTCTTTCATACTGGTTGGCTTGATCAATTTCTCATAGTAATGACCTAAAAATGTTGCGAATGGTGTACCAGACAGACCTATCACTTTTGCGGTAGTTTCTTTGATGTACGTTAGCAGTTTTTTTCGTTTTAAATGCGCCTCATCAACGATAATCAGGTCAACATCTGTCGGTAGTTCGCGGCGGATCAATGTGTCAGCAGATGCGATCTGAATTGGCTTGTTAGGATTGTATAATCTGTGTTTCTGCCAAATGATTGATATTAAATTTTCATCAATCCCATACTGTACAAAACGCTCAACAGTTTGCTCGATCAAGACGGTATATGGAGCGATAAATAAAACTCGCTTGTTGCTATTTATAAACCCGTCAGTAATGAATGCAGCTAGCCCAGTCTTACCACTCCCTGTCGGCGCACTAACCATAAAAGTACGGGTAGTTAGCCAGTTGTTGCGTAATTCTGTAAGCCCTTTTGTTTGTGCATGGTTTGGCGTGATATTCAACATAATTAGCTTCTCGCAGATATGATGTCTATCCCTAGTTTTTTATGCTGAGATAAAAAACTATTGCGTAGCAAAATAAACCCATTACCGCCATGCTCGTTGATTGATTGGATGCTCTCCAGCGATCGAATGCGAGGGGATTTGTTATCCAGCTCGATCCAACATGTTTGACCGTGTTTAGTGACTTTGAAGTTAATTTTTGCACTTGCCAAATGCGGATGCCTTGCCTCTTTCTCAACTGTATAGCCATTTAGGTTTAATTTGGCTATCAATGACCGAATAAAACAAACCCTCCTGCTGGCTGTAGTTTTATCGAACTGTTTTGATAGTAATGTGATTAGCTCAAATTTCATGCAATGCCCTATATATATTAATAATTAAGATCTATATAAATAATTCTCTATTTGGAATAGTAAATAATATAAATACAGATAAGATATAAACTACCAAGCACCCCTCGCCCTTACCCATCAAAAGCTGCTCCTTTCTCTCGATGAGTACCTCAAAACACAACCTTGAGGATTTTGTTACAGTGTAACTATTGGAGGTTTAGAAACCGCTTGATTCATTACACTGGTATAACGTTCCACATATTCGCGAAGTCGCGTATTGGCTTCTCTTCGCGCCCTATTTTCTTTTTTGTGATTAATGGATTCGTTGTTATATGCAGTCACATAAACATCCGAATACAAAGCAGATATTTTGGCTCGTACTTTAGTCGGCAGTTTTGACATCTGCTCAATAATCCATTTCTCATCATCTCGACAGTAATGATCTGGTAGATTAATACCGTATATGCTCATTTAAAAATCAGGGAATAGTTCTTTTTCGCTCAACCCCGTAACCTTCAGCCATCTTTGTCGCACGCTCTTTCTTTTGTACGGTATTTTTCCACCGCGAGCTTTGATGTTAGTGATATTTTGAGGAGAACAACCCACTAATTTTGCCAACTTAGTTTGCGTGTCACCAACAGCCCTAATCGCTTTTTCAATCGGCGTTAATTCACATTTCATAAATATTTCCTTAAACATGAAATACACATTAATTAAATATAAATTACACAAAACAATTCATTTTTGCAACACTTAAATTAAATTTTGTTTATTGAACAATTAAACAAATTGTGTAAAATTAAACATAACAAAATTAGGAGACCGAATATGACAGTTGCGCAACGCATAGATAAAATAATGAAAGATCATTCAATTAATAAAACTGAATTGGCTGATATTTTATCTACAACCCCACAAAATGTTACTAATTGGATAAATAGAGATGCAATTAGTCGTAAGAAAGCTAAATTGATTTCTGAAAAATTTGGGTACGATCTTAATTGGCTTTTATATGGAGGCGATGGAAATATAAAAGAAAGTGAATTAAACCCTGTAGAGTGGGAATCATTATCAGAAGACGAGCAAAAAGATGGGAAATTTGTAACAATACCTGTTTTAGATGTTGAATTATCAGCAGGTTTTGGAGCATGCCCTACAATGGAGCAGGAAATGTATACACTACCTTTTAGAGCTGTAACCCTCAAACAACGGAATATTCCAATTGACATGGCTAAAGTTGTTAAAGTTAGCGGTGATAGCATGGAGCCTAGATTATTTGATAAAGACATTATCTCCATAAATACTGCTGACACCAGGATTAGAGACGGTAAAATATATGCAGTTAGAGTTTATGATCTACAAAAAGTGAAAGTTTTAATTAGAAATGCGGACGGTTCCATAACATTACGGTCATATAATCCAGATTATCCAGATGAGATAATTAATCGTGATCAAATAGAAAATGGTGATTTCCAAGTTCTTGGCAGAATGTGGTGGCACTCTTCTATAGATGATTAATATCAAAACTAAACAATAGACATCAAAAGCCCAATCAAGGGCTTTTTTTATATTCTCTTGAAAACATCGCCTAAAAAACGACCGATCAAAAATATTTAAACTCTCTAATATTCAAACACTAAACAACTCAAATCATTTATTAAACAAATTAATTAAACAAAAAATAAACATTTTCTATTGACTATTTTGTTTAAAAACGTTTAATATTAACACAGAAGTTAAACGGAAATTAAATATTAATTGATTTACAATTAGTTTTGGAGGTAAGGATGTTATTCGTAAAAAAACGCTTGCGTAAATTTAATAATTTGGGCTATATTAATTCTGCACTAGCAAAATCTAGTGTCAGGATTGAGACCCTGAATTATTCAACGGCGACACATGACGCCCTAAGCGTCTTTTTTTGTGTCAATGCTCGCGCACACCTATTTATCAAATCTTTTTCTATGGTGGCGTTAGTGGGGCAACCGAAAGGTTGGCTGGATTCCGTTGGTGCCAGTAGTCTCAACCCTGCTAACGTCACCGCCAACGAGATTGAGACCTCTAGCGGTGATTATAATAATCAACCAACGGAGGCTGTCATTATGACTACTACCCTTACCCCTATTATATCCACACAAAAACTATTTAAATCTCATTACATCATAACAGGTCGTGTACCTGAAATAATCACCACAACTGCGCTAAAGGATCTGCAATTCATAAGACGCTTAGCATCAATCTTTATCGCCAAAATCCGTTTTTATCTATCACACATGTAAATATTAGGGGTTAAAAATGAAAAATTATCTATTGGATTGTGAATTACAAGAAAAAATTTGGGAAAAATTAATTCAGTTAAGAGCATGCGCACTGCTAATCAATGAGGTGACTAATCCCCATTCCGATAACAGAAATGATAATGTTAACACTTGCTCGTGGATGATAGCGGATGAACTAAACATCATATTAGAACAATTAGAAAATCTACCAGCAGATGAGGGAGAAAGTAAAAAATGATGAGCGATTTAGATGCATGTATAACATTAACGGACGATCAATATAATCTGATTGATAATTCATTAATGCAAATATCTGGAGTCATGGGGTTAATCATAGAGGTATCCCAATATAGGGGTGAACACGAGAATAAGAATATCAATAATTCAGCATGGCTGGTTATGACTGTGATTAAAAACATTCGAAGCCAGCTTGAGCAAAAAGCAAAACCTAATACATGGGAGTAACAAAATGAATAGATATTGTGAAGCATTTGATTGTCTCGGATTAACTCAAAATAACCCAGAAAAATTGAAAACAGCATTAAGAAGATTTGAGGATATTAGGAGTTCAATAGATAGTTCCTTAGATGCTGTGGGATTGCTTATGTTTTGGGCTTCTGACGGAAGTAACAACGGAGATTATCGAATCCCTGCCAATGAGTCAGTAAGCGCAATATGGAGAATAGGCGAACTAATGCAATTGTTAATTGAATTAAAAATATTTTGTGAACAAAACGAAGTAAATATTGAATGTTCAATTAAAAATAGCAAAACCCCAAAGACTGCCATCTAAGGGGTAATAGCATAGGAATGAATGCATGAAAGATACTAACAAAAATAATATGTCGTGTCTAGTTCGTGTAAATGAAGATAGCAACCGATATGCAAAAATGCACATCGGTAGTTAAAGCGCAAAGAGGTTTTAGCATGATGTATGACCCCATTGATTTTTTAGTAAAAGAAAGCGCAACTACGGAAAATATTCAGTCTGTTCTAAGCGAGGCAGTGCATGGAATTGGAGGAATAGCAGATGTTTTGTACAGCGGTGATCTGACTGGTACCGATGAATCGACAATAAATGATCTTGGTTCCGCACTTCAACTATTAAACGGAGTTGTTAATTTATCTATACGTAAATTATATGAAGTGCAGGATCAGAACAATAAATCAGGAGCGAAAAAATGAAAAGTGACATGAAACAAAATCTATTAACCTCCGCGATGACATTTGCTCACTCACGGTTTGAAAAATTTGTTATCAGTAATAAGTTGGATTTTTCATTAGTTAGAAGCCCTAAACTTAAAGCGATAAATGATTATAAGGAAAACGACACAGCACAAATATTTGACGTGTTCTTGCAAGGTTTTAGGGCTGCTGTTGAGTTTCAACTGATTGATAGAAATAACAATGAGGGCAAATGATATGGATTTAGAAAAAATGATTAATAGCATAAATTTAAATGCTAATACATCTGCTGGAGTACGTAATCAATTTATAGACGTGATAACAAAACAGCAGCCAAAAAGCTATCGCACAATCTAAAACATCAGGGCATAGTATTTTAATGGTCATCCCCTACACTCCTGCTACTCGTGCGTGGCATGAAAACGTCATCAATCAGGACTGTATTATCTATGTTCCTGACGGTAGATATCAATTTCTGTTACCTAACGGTGAGCGTTCACATAATAGTTGCAGTTTTGAAACCTGCCTAATTTTAATTGTTCCGTTCAAATGTGGGAACGTGATAGTTAATTATAAGAGGAGTTAATTAAATGTACGATTTAATTGAAGAAAAAGAAATAATGCAAGAATTTAATATAAAAAGCAGGACTACAATTTACAAATTAACTAAAAATAAAGGTTTTCCTGCTGCTGTTTTAAATTATCCCAAACGATACGACCGAAAAGCCGTGATCGAGTGGTTTAATAATGGGGGAATTAATCAACGTGCTTGA